GTAGTGGGTCAGATTCTGAATACGTTCAAGAATAAGCTGGCGAAGCGTATCGGGAAGCGACGCCAGCGGTTTTTCCAGGGCCTGAAGGCCATCAGTTTTATTCATACAGGGTTCTCAGCGTGAAAAACAAAAATTCCCGCGCTCCGGTCAGGGAGGCGGGGGATTCACGGAGATAATATCTATCTGAATTTATTTAGAATATAAACAGGCTCATGTAACTGTAGCAGTGTCAACTTTACATCACAGCTCATGTTGGCTGGTGGTATTTTGCCAATAATAGACATTTACGCTTGGGTTTAGAGTAAGCGTTGTCTCAAAAACGTCTGGCTCTGAAACCACTATCCTGTAACTTAAGCCCCCACTTAATTTGCAGGTGGACACCTAATGCGCGCCAAAGAAAGACTTCCCCGAAAACGATATTCCCCTGAGTTTAAAATGGAACTGGTCAGGCTGGCACTTGAAAAAGAAGGAAGTGTTGCTGCGCTGGCCCGACAACATGATGTCAATGACAACCTGCTCTTTAAATGGATAAGGCTCTGGCAACGTGAAGGGCGGGTCTGCCACCCACGGAAAAACGCATCGTCGCTTCCTGCTCTCATACCCGTGCAATTTCGGGCAGAGCCATCTCCCCCAACGCCCGAACCGCCATCCTGTTCACCTCAGACTGCCTGTCACATAAAATGTCGGGGCGGAGATATAACACTGACTCATCCCTCAACTGAACTCATCACCACTGTCCTGCGCGAACTGATGCGAGGGACTGTATGATAAATCTTCCTGCAGGCACTAAAATCTGGCTGGTTGCCGGTATCACCGACATGCGCAACGGCTTCAACGGGCTGGCGGCAAAAGTGCAGACGGCACTGAAAGACGACCCGATGTCCGGCCAAGTCTTCATCTTCCGGGGCTGCAGTGGCAGTCAGGTAAAATTGCTGTGGTCTACCGGCGACAGGCTGTGTCTGCTGACCAAACGGCTGGAGCGTGGTCGCTTCGCCAGACCCGCACCCGTAAACCGTTCCCCGAATCACTCCCTCGTGACGAAAAACGGCTGTTGTCGGCGGCATCATGCTGCCCGGACTGTGGCGATTCACTGCGCTGGCTGGGTGAAGATACTGCTGAACAGCTGGAGCTGATGCGCAGCGCCTTCCGGGTTATCCGGACCGTGCGGGAAAAACACGCCTGTACAAAATGCGACGCTATCGTGCAGGCCCCCGCGCCTTCACGTCCCATCGAGCGGAGTATCGCCGGAGCGGGGCTGCTGGCCCGGGTACTGGGCTCAAAGTATGCAGAGCATACCCCGCTGTACCGCCAGTCTGAAATATATAGCCGCCAGGGTGTGGAACTGAGCCGCTCCCTCCTGTCGGGCTGGGTGGATGCATGCTGCAGGCTGCTGTCACCGCTGGAGGAGGCGCTTCGGGGCTATGTCCTGAGCGACGGCAAACTCCATGTCGATGATACCCCGGTCCAGATGCTGCTGTCGGGCAATAAGAAGACGAAGTCCGGGCGATTGTGGAAGTACGTTCGTGATGACCGCAACGCCGGGTCAGCAGTCGCACCGGCGGTGTGGTTCGCTTACAGCCCGGACAGAAAAGCCATCCACCCGCAGACCCATCTTGCCGGCTTCAGGGGAGTGCTGCAGGCGGATGCGTATGCAGGATTCAACGAGTTGTACCGCGGTGGCCAGATAACGGAAGCCGCCTGCTGGGCTCACGCCCGCCGTAAAATCCACGATGTGTACGCCCGCACGCCGTCGGCGCTGACGGAGGATGCCCTGAAGCGTATCGGCGGGTTGTATGCCATCGGGGCGGAAATAAGGGGAATGCCGGCGGAGCAACGTCTTGCTGAACGTCAGCAGAAAGCGAAACCGCTGCTGAAATCCCTGGAAAGCTGGCTGCGTGAAAAGATGAACACCCTGTCACGACACTCAGAGCTGGCGAAAGCGTTCGCGTACGCCCTTAACCAGTGGCCGGCCCTGACGCACTATGCAGGCAATGGCTGGACAGAAGCCGATAACAACATCGCTGAAAATGCGCTGCGGATGGTCAGTTTGGGGAGAAAAAACTGGCTGTTCTTCGGCTCAGACCACGGAGGTGAGCGTGTAGCGCTGATGTACAGTCTGATCGGGACGTGCAAACTAAACGGCGTGGATCCAGAAAGCTACCTTCGTCATGTGCTTGACGTCATAGCTGACTGGACAGTCAATCGGGTCAGGGTCAGCGGGGAAAACCATATTCGGTGCAACCTTAATACGTTTTAAGAAAACCAGAAATAAGAACGGAAGTTACTCACATGCGAGCGTCTCATATACCATGAATTTAGCAGTCTTTAATTGGCTGAAAATATGTATATTTTATCGAAAATATCTCAATGCTAAAATTCTCGCCATAAATACATAATAGGGCTTTCTGAAACGTGGATCTGAGACTGAATCAGCTACAGCGCTGGGTTCTATTCTGTTAAACTTACGGTCAAAAATTTCCAAGAAAACCTAGGATATGACATGAGTTCACTGCACACCAGTAGCAGCAGGGCGGTCACATGCCAATGGAGAACTGTACGCAAATGAACGCCGTAGAAATTGAGCAAGCCATCACGGATCTTGCGGAACAACCCTTTGATCCTATAGAGTTTCCTTATGCTTTTCTTGAAGCCTTTGGTAACAAGGAAACGACCATCAAACGTCTGCGCGCCGGGGCATCGAATAAGTCCGACTTGGGTGGTGTTCTTCAGACAAACAACATCCACATTCTGGCCAGTGAAGGGGGCCAAGTCACACAGATGCTGGCTGCACTTAAGGCCAGCCCGGCAACAGGCAAGGCCAAGGCGAAATTCATCCTTGCCACGGACGGCAAATACTTTGAAGCCGAGGACCTCAACAGTGGTCAGACTGTGGCTTGTGCCTTTAAAGACTTTCCCGATCACTTCGGCTTCTTTTTGCCATTGGCAGGTATCAGCACTGTTCGGCAGATCAGCGAAGACGCCTTTGACATCCGTGCTACTAGCCGTTTGAACCGCCTGTACGTCGAACTGTTAAAAGACAATCCTGAATGGGGTACTTCGGGGCGTCGTCATGACATGAACAAGTTCATGGCGCGTCTAATTTTCTGCTTTTTCGCCGAAGACACTGACATATTTATAGGCAAGGGGCGCTTTACTGACACTATTGCGCAGATGAGTGAGCGCGACGCTTCTAATTTGCACGAGGTCATCGCCACGTTGTTTCGTGCAATGAACACCCCACGCGATGAGCGAAGTGTTGTCGGTATCCCGCGTTGGGCTGCTGAGTTTCCTTATGTAAACGGCGCTCTTTTCTCGGGAAGTGAGGAGGTACCGCGCTTCAGCCGTATTGCGCGATCCTATCTTCTACATGTTGGCAATCTGGATTGGACCAAAATCAACCCAGACATATTCGGCTCGATGATTCAGGCCATTACCGAAGACGAAGAGCGTGGTGAGTTGGGAATGCATTACACTAGTGTCCCCAATATACTCAAGGTGCTTAACCCACTATTCCTCGACGAACTGCGGGCGAAACTGGATGAAGCCGGTGACAATCCGCGCATGCTGCTCAATCTGCGCAAGCGTATGGCCCGAATCCGCGTATTCGACCCAGCATGTGGATCTGGCAACTTCTTAGTGATTGCGTACAAGGAAATGCGAGCCATCGAGGCCGAGATTAATCGACGACGTGGCGAGATGGATAATGCCTCTGACATCCCTCTTACCAACTTTCGCGGGATCGAAATACGAGATTTCCCTGCGGAGATTGCCCGTCTCGCGCTAGTTATTGCTGAGTATCAGTGCGATGTGGTGTACCGGGGACTAAAACTTGCACTGGCCGAGTTTCTTCCTCTGCGTAATGATAATTGGATTACATGTGGCAACGCATTGCGGATTGATTGGTTGAGCGTTTGCCCTCCGTCCGGAATTGGCGTGAAGTTGCAGGCAGATAACCTCTTTGAGACGCCTCTCGGTCAAGCAGAGATTGGCTTTCAGAACGAAGGTGGGGAGACATACATCTGTGGTAACCCACCTTACAAAGGTAGCCAAACGCAGACTAAAGAGCAGAAAGCGGATTTGGCTTCGGTATTTGAACCTTATGGTATTTCGTCTAAACAAATCGATTATGTTGGTGGTTGGTTCATGAAAGCTGCTGCCTACGCGCAAGCCACACCAACGGATTCGGCTTTTGTTAGCACCAACTCTATCTGTCAAGGCCGAATTGTTCCTATCCTGTGGCCAGCAATTTTCAAATGTGGCTCCCACATTCGCTTCGCGCACTCCAGCTTCAAATGGACGAACCTTGCTGCACACAACGCGGGTGTAACAGTCGCTATCGTCGGCCTATCTACGGATGTGAGTAAGACAAGGCTACTTTACGACTTGGACCGCAATGGCCAAACTACTGTACGCGAGGCGACAAACATCACGCCCTATCTGAGTGTTGGTGAGGATGTTGTAGTCGAGGGCCAGCGCAAGAGCATATCGGGTCTGCCGGATATGTCTTTTGGCAACATGCCCGTCGATGGGGGAAATCTTTTGTTATCGGCGGATGACGCGGTTTCGCTCGGTTTGAGCAAGCAGGATGAAGAGACATTTCTTCGGCGCATCTATGGTTCTGCCGAGTTTATTCGCGGAGTAGTACGTAAGTGCCTCTGGATCCCTGATGTAAAATTGCCGCAAGCTTTGGAGATTGCGTCTATTCGGGGTCGGATTGATGGCGTTCGGGAAATGCGGCTCAAAAGTAAAGATGCTGGTACGAATGAGTTAGCATCACGGGCTCATCAGTTTCGCGAAATGTATCACGGTGGCAAGCACACGCTGATTCTACCGGGGGTTTCATCGGAAGGGCGCGAGTATCTTCCTGTTGGACTGATTGATAATCATTCGGTAGTCAGTAACCTCGCCTTTGCTCTCTACGACGCTCCGCTCTGGAATCTTGCGCTCATTGCATCTCGTCTACACCTGGTTTGGATCGCCACCATCTGCGGAAAATTGGAAACACGCTACCGCTACTCTAACACCCTCGGCTGGAACACCTTCCCAGTACCAAAACTCACAGAAAAAAACAAGGCTGACCTCACACGCTGCGCGGAGGACATACTTCTGGCGCGTGAGCATCATTTTCCCGCGACCATCGCGGACCTATACGATCCTGCTAACATGCCTACTGATCTGCGGGCTGCGCATGATCGCAATGATGAAGTACTGGAGCGCATCTACATCGGCCGTCGCTTTAAGAATGATACAGAGCGGCTTGAAAAGCTATTTGATCTTTATATAAAGATGGCCGCTTCTGCTGCACCGGCCAAAGGCAAGAAGCGTAAAGTGAGAACTAATGCATGAGCAACAAGATTAAATCAGTACCGTCCGTTTCCGTTACCTACTCACGCAGCGGAGCATCGACCAAGGCTAATGCTCTTGGGATGCGGCCTATGCAAGAAAGGGCCTATGAGAAGCGCGGAGAACAATATCTTCTCATCAAGTCGCCGCCCGCCTCCGGTAAGAGTCGTGCTCTGATGTTCGTCGCACTCGACAAACTCGAAAATCAAGGGATTAAACAGGCAATCATCGTTGTGCCGGAAAAATCTATCGGCGCGAGCTTCAACGATGAACCGCTATCGCAGTTTGGATTCTGGACTGATTGGCATGTCGAACCTAAGTGGAACCTGTGCAACGCGCCCGGTAACGACAACGGTGGCAAGGTAAGATCTTTTGGCTCTTTTCTTGAAAGTAGTGACAAGGTGCTTGTTTGCACACACGCAACCTTTCGCTTCGCGGTCGATGCCTACGGTATAGAAGCGTTTGACGATCGCCTGATCGCGGTCGATGAATTCCACCATGTGTCAGCTAACCCGGATAATAAGCTTGGTCAGCAGCTGGGGCAGTTTATCGCGCGGGACAAGACGCACATCGTTGCCATGACCGGATCCTACTTCCGGGGTGATGCGGAGGCCGTGTTGGCTCCTCAGGATGAGTCCAGGTTCGATACCGTCACCTACACCTACTACGAACAACTTAACGGCTACGAATACCTCAAGCAACTCGATATCGGCTACTTCTTCTACAGTGGCTCCTACGTCGATGACATCCTCAATGTACTCGATCCTGACAAGAAGACCATTATCCATATTCCCAACGTCAATTCGCGCGAGAGCACGAAGGATAAAATCAAAGAGGTGGAGCACATTCTCGGCGAGCTTGGCGATTGGCAAGGAGCGGATCCTGTGACTGGTTTTCAGCTAGTCAAATGCCTCGATGGACGCGTGTTACGTATTGCTGACCTGGTGGACCCAACCAGCCAAGGCAAGATTCAGGAAAGTCTCCGTGCTGCAGAAATGAAGACAGACCGTGATTATGTGGACATCATTATTGCACTTGGTATGGCGAAGGAAGGTTTCGACTGGATCTGGTGCGAACATGCGTTGACCGTTGGTTACCGTGCCAGCCTGACTGAGATCGTGCAGATCATCGGTCGCGCCACTCGCGACGCGCCGGGTAAAACCCGCGCAAGGTTTACTAACCTGATCGCCGAGCCGGATGCTGTAGAGGGGGCAGTCACCGAGGCAGTCAACGATACCTTGAAAGCCATCGCGGCAAGCCTGCTGATGGAGCAAGTATTGGCTCCGCGCTTCGAGTTCAAGCCTAAGAACCCAGAAAGCGGCCCGACCCCAGGTTTTGATTATGGTGAAGGAGGGTATGACCCGGATAACTGCAATTTTGGTGTTAATGAGCAGACAGGGACGTATCAAATCGAGATTAAGGGACTTGCCGAGCCCAGGAGCAAAGAGGCGGCACGCATCTGCCAGGAAGATTTAAATGAAGTGATCGCGGCTTTTGTGCAAGATAAGCCCGCCATCGAACGTGGACTGTTCGACGAAGAGCTCATTCCTGAAGAATTAACACAGGTTCGTATGGGGAAGATCATCAAAGAAAAGTACCCTGAACTTGGCGCTGAAGATCAGGAGGCTGTGCGTCAGCACGCTATTGCCGCCCTTAATCTCACGCAGCAGGCTAAGCGTATTGTCAACGGCGAGAACGATGGGACGCTCAATACTGCCCTTATTGACGGAGTGCGTCGCTTTGCGATGGACGTACGCGATTTAGACATAGATCTTATCGACCGCATCAATCCCTTTGGTGAAGCCTACGCCATCCTTGCTAAGACAATGAGCGAAGATAGCTTGAAGCAGGTCGCGGCGGCCATCTCGGCCAAGCGTACCTCGATCACGCCTGAAGATGCCAAAGTGATCGCCAAGCGTGCTGCTGAATTCAAACGTGAACGTGGACGCCTCCCATCGTTAACTTCGCCGGATGCCTGGGAAAAGCACCTTGCAGAAGGTGCAGCCGCGTTTATGCGTTTTAGGGCGGAGGGACATTATGAGTAATTCTGATTTAGACGATTTGGCGGCAGAACTTGCCGAATTTGCACCACCGGAGAAGAAAAAAGGACGTCCAGCCAGCGAGGAACGCATCATCGCAGGTTTTGAGGAAATCCAGCGCTTCGCTGACCAACATGGACGTGCGCCGCAACACGGCGAAGATCGTGAGATCTTCGAGCGCCTCTATGCAGTGCGGCTCGACCGGCTACGCAGTCTCCCAGACTGCCGTGCCTTGCTAGAGCCGCTGGATCATCAGGGCTTGTTGGCCGGAGGGGGGGAGGGAGCGGAGTCAGCGGACGAATTTATCGATATCGATAATTTGGCTGCCGAACTGGCGGATGTTACCAGCGAGGACGATATCACAGTCTTGCGTCATGTTCGTGCTAGCTCCGAAAAGCGTGCTGTACAAGGGATCGCGGATCGCAAGCCGTGCGAGGATTTTGATACATTCAAACCGCTATTTGAACAGGTGCGCAGTGATCTAAGTTCAGGGTTAAGAGTGACCCGACCTTTTGGACAGTATGCAACGATTGAAGTGGGCCATTGGTTCATCCTGGATGGTCAAACGGCTTATGTGGCTGAGGAAGGTGAAGAGTTCGATTCGCCACAGGGGAAGAAAGATGCTCGACTGCGTGTCATTTACTCGAATGGTACGGAAAGCAACCTACTTCGGCTGTCACTGGTTCGTGCTTTGTATAAAGACGAAACAGCACGCCGAATTACCGATCCAGACATGGGGCCTTTATTCAGCGATGCTCTAGAAGAGAGCGATCTAGAAAGTGGCACCATTTATGTGTTGCGTTCGCTATCTGATAACCCTTATGTAGCTGAACATCGTGATGTCATTCACAAGATTGGAGTGACTGGCGGCAAAGTAGAGGCGCGTATTGCCAATGCGGAACACGATTCCACCTATCTGTTAGCGAAGGTCGAGGTAGTAGCTTCATACAAGCTTGCAGGCATCAACCGCACCCGGATGGAAAACCTGTTTCACAGGTTGTTTGCACCCGCAAGGCTTAACATTACCATTAACGACCGTTTCGGCCATCCAGTACAGCCCGAGGAATGGTTTCTCGTTCCGTTATTCGTTATCGATGAGGCTGTTGCACGTATTAAGGATGGTAGCATCATTGGGTATGTTTATGACCCCATGTCTGCGAAACTGGTGAAGGCATAGTGAAGTGACACACCGAATTTGGCCACCTGTTCTGAGGTGATATACTCACCTCAGAACAGCACAGGAAAAAAGATACTGATTTGAATGTGCCTATACTTTGCGATGTGAGGATCAATGAATAGTAACCTGACCAAGATATGTTACCGTGGTGAGACTGGTGAAAGTGATCTAAGAACATTGATACTTGGTGAGATTCTATATATCTCACTACGAGATGTTTTAATCACGCTGAATAAAGAAAATAGAGAAATCAACGCTGATTACACAGTAAAATCGATGGCTGGAATAATCAGGGCGCAATTACAGGCTCTTGACCCCGATGAGTATATTACTACAGATGCTGAAAATGGTGTTTTTGAAGGTCAGAAAGAGATCTTCGTCACCCAACCAGGTTTGTATCGAGTTATGTCGAGTGACCGAAGCGCGGCTGGTAAGCGCTTTCAAAAATGGTTATTCCATGAGGTCATACCATCGTTGACTAAACATGGAGTATATCCACCACCGCCAGAAGCAAAAGGATCTGCCCTCGCGCAAATGGCTGAAATATTGGCCCAAAACTCACGAGCACTTGCTGATGCTATCCACAGACATGAAAAATTGGTGGAAGACGTCTCACAGGTGAAAGGCAAGGTTGCCGATGTTGAAAACCGTTTGAACCTCCTAGAATCCAGTCCTTCAATTGTCAATGAGGATATGCAATCCCTTGATAGCCGCCTCGCTTTTTTGGACATTAGCATGGAAGAAAAGCATGCCGCCGAAACATTAGCTTGGTGCGAGAACATTTCTGTGCAAAAAAACAGGAAGGTGATTCGCAAGGACTGTAGGGAAAACTCGCTCTTTACAACACAGACTATCGACGAAGCAATCGCTATCATGACTGAAAGTGGAAAAATCACACCAAATTGAAGATCCTGGGGGCAGGTTATCTGCTGGTTATATTATTGAACTCTGACGTAAAATAGGCCTTCCCACAAAGAGAAGGCCATTGCCGACTTACAGATCGATTTGGCTACAGCCGAAGTTACGGTCTCCTTCACCAAACACTTTGCTTTCGACTTTGGTGAGGTAATCCAGTCGGGTTAACAGCGCTTGGTAGTTATGCTGGAAGTCAGCATTATTGGTATCCAGCACGTACTTACAGTTATCAGGAAAATGGACCAGACCTGGGTGATCGTCTCTCTCCAGTCTCAGGGCGCTGTACCACGCTCCCGTAATCATCCCTCTCAGGTTATCGTGCTGATCGTAATCCCCGAGGTGGTAGTAAGCGTCTTTGTTGAACAACAGGCAAATGTGATAGTGGCATTTACCTGATTCAGAATACTCTTTCGCCCATATAATAAATAAAGGGCAACGGTAGATGCGTTTACCTTCACGCTCCTTACGGGTACGGTCAGCCTCCAGTTTAGCTCTGAGGGAATCACGCATTCGGGATATCACCCCTGGTTCAAGATTAGGGAAACAGCAGATATTGTCTCCGTTATCGACTATCTTCGGATAATGCAGATCGACACGTACCGCCGTTAACCTGGGGTAACGGTTAGTCAAATAACATAATAATTTTTTAATCTTGATCTGATATTCGAGGATATGTACTCCATGAGTACCTTGATATGTTTTCATAATATATACCTGTATTTGGTCCTACGGTCTATAGCAGACCGTACAGGGATGCCATACAGGCAGGGCTATTCCTGGTCACTGTTGTCGGTATATACTGGTATCAGATCTTAGTACGGATATACTGATCTGATTACTACTCTTACTGGTGAATACAGGTAGTAAGAGTACACAATGCCATTATAATACCTATCCAACATCTAAATTTGAGACGAAGGTAGCCCCAGCCTGTGATGGCTGTTAAAAAGTTACTCTGCAATTAGCTTCTGGAATTAACCGATGATTCCGTTATTCCAGTGCCGCTTCACAGTCGATAAACTGATACTCAATTTCTTTGCAATCTCAGCCTGAGTAAATCCACCTTTCTTAAGTATTGTGATATCACGTCGGTATTTGCTTCCCTCCTTTCGTCCTAATTTCTTCTTAACATGTCGATATCGGCTTTTAGTTGATTTCAGATTGTGAATGTCAATCGTATCCTGACGAGCAATCAAAAAAGACAAGCAACTTTCAGCAGAAGGCTCTATCCTTGAAGCTGGATGGTAGCTGTAGATAAACATTTCTTTTTGAAGGCAAAAAAATAAAATATTCTGTAAGTCCTCCACAGTTCTGCCAAGACAGCTTAGATCTGGAATGACAAGCGTGTCCTGCCGGTTCATTTCATGATGAATCAATTGTCTGAGTAAACGTTGCTCTGAAACAACCTCTTTAATATCTACCTGCTCGATCACAACATGTTCAGGTAGAATATTAAATTTTTGGCATATCTCAGCAAGTGAGTGATGATCTGTAATGCTTTCTTGCTGTTCGCTACTGCATATGGTGTAAAAAAATGAACGCATCTGATGCACTCCGGTGTCATAAATTATTTTTTGATACCTGAATAATGTTATTTTGTATAAAAAATAACCAAAAATAGAGCGTGATTGCCAGCGATACTTTGAGTGGTAAAGTAGTATTTTACCTCTCATAATTGTTTGTCCTTCTTTGTTACCTCTTAGGTTCTGCTCTCCTGTGAGTATGGGTTTATAATGATGTCATCCGGTGCATTAACACGGTTGGAAACATCTGTTTTACGGATCACTGGCAGCATAACCACCATCTCATTGACATGGTAAATATCAATCCAACAAACAACCGGATAAGGCATAACAATCCCCTTTCTTCTAAGAACTTCATTTATCCCGAATATAATTAATTGGGATGTTGACAAGAGTAGAGTCTGCCCGACATCAAAGTAATAATCCTCAAAGGTTGTTCTATGAATAAGAATAATGTTTGAATATCCTGAGACACTTTGATGCTTTACATTAAAATGTCGTTGATTGTAAATGTAAATGGCTTTTTCCATATCGTAATTTTCCCTCAGCGAGGATAGCCTTTCACGTATAACTGTTTTTTCATCTTTCCCCATGAATTCATCATTAGCGTTCAGTTGAAAGTAATCTGCAATGGGGATTTTTAATGGACTCATGATGTTCGTTTTCCAGATTAACGAACAGTACTCTTCCAGAGTTACTTCTGTTTTACCTCGGCTTCGATTGATGCTTTCTTTTATAGAGAACTTTAACAGGTCATTTTTTATTTCATTTATTGACCAGTTATGACGATTGCATTTTTCTAATATAGGGATAGCCAAATCCACAACTTCCGCTATTACGGAAGAGTGAGATTTATTTGTTAGTCTGGCATAATGATCAATTACTCCTAATGAAGATTGATTTTTGAACGTGACTGAGTGTTTTTTTATGGGAGTAGTCTGTACTACCTGTGACTCATTGTTTTTGCCTTGACAAGGTTTTTTTCCTGGTAGAACGCTGCTCATCTCAAAATTAGTAACACTATTAGACATTTTTAAGGAAACCTCTTTGTTATCTCAATATAAAACTACTATCTGAAATTTCTCAGTGTTGCCCCATTTTTCTCGGGGCAACATCGCTATAAATCAATAAAATTAAATCTGTAATTTATTACAGACTTTCTCGTACAGAAAATGTATCTATAAAATCGAGGACATCTTTACGTAACCAGTAATGGCGGCCATTGATTTGTTTTGGGCGAGGTAGCCCCTCAGGCAATTTGTCCTGACAAAGCCATTTACGAATGGTTTGAGATTTGTAGCTAATGATTTTAGCTAACTCAGCTGTTGAAATGAGCTGTGATTGAGATGTATCCGGGAGTTTGAATGCGCTCATTTTGCCACCTCAGTGATTGAGATATTGGCAAAGAAAGCTTTAAGCATTATTGAATTAGTAGGGGTAGTAATGAAGGCAGAAGGAAACGTTTCGGGCTCGGGGTCGGGGTCACTACCATCACCTGAATCTGATGATAAGGCACTTTTAGCTGATTTAGCCGTACTGTGATGCGATCTGGATGCCTGATTTTTACATGACATCAGACGCGCGAGAAAGTTAGTAGCATTTTGCATTCTTTGTTTAAGATGTAAAATTTTCAGTTTGGCGCATGCGACAGACTTGCGAAGAGCTGAGTATGTTCCTTTGAGATACTCGACAACCTCTTCCATGGACGCAGGATCGTTAAAGGATTGAGTTGTTTTACTTGAATTAATACACCAGCGAGCTCTGATAGCTGCCAGAGTGGGTTCTATGGATACAGTTGCTGGGGTTGCCATTGGCTTATCTCCTGTGTAGTTGCTGTATCATTGACTAAACTGTGTATTACGATACATGAAAATCTATCTTGATCAATAGTTGATGATATTTTGTAATATGTTGATTTTTAATGGAATCAACGCATATCAACGTTGTTTTTTATGGTAATACCTGCTTCATTTAAGATCCATGTCTCAATTTTCTCGTGCCATTTTCGTAACAGATCTAACGGACGACGGCGATAGTGTTTTTCGGCAAGAGCGCTGGGTTTGTGTCCCATAATTTGAGCAACAATACCAGTGGGAACTTCAACCCACTCGGCCAAAGTACCAAAACTACGACGTAAACCGTGAAGGCTGATATGTGGTAACTCAGCCAGCACTAACGCTCTGTTGTGCGCTGAACGCGGCTCAATAATTTTGCCACTTTTACTGTTACTTCTGAAAACCCAACCCTCCTTATTTACGTCAGAATTTGGGGATTGCGCTAGTACATTTAACAATTCAGAAACATAAGGAGTGAGAGGGATGATACGTTCACCTTCGATCTTGTCTTTAATTCGCATGCTTGACCATTTGAAATCTACGTCTGACCAGCGAAGCGACGCAATTTCTTCACGCCGAGCACCAGTGAGCAAAAGTACTTGGAGATAGGCCGATGCAATAGGATTATTGAGGCTACGCACGGCACTAAACCAGCTTTTTAGTTGTTCCTTTTGCAGGCAATCATCAGCTTTACTCGCTGACACGGGAACCATTTTTCTTACGTTGTAATCTTGTGCCAGATCGCCAGGAATGATCCCTTGATATTTTTTCTGATAATTACTCCATTTGATGAAAGCACGTAGTAGGCGATAAGCGTGAGCAGTGACGGTAGGTCTATTTTGCCTTTCTGTACTCAGCCACGCTGCTATGTAATCTGGGGTTAGCTCCGATAACGGCAGGTTGAGCAAACTAGCCAATGGTCCAGCCGAAGTCGGGCCTTGGCCTCTTTTTTTACTTTCGCCTCCACGACTGGACAAGTTAATGTGATCGGCAATGTATCGAGTAGAATATGGGCGTTTAGTTTTTGCACTGATACCGGTTCTCAATTCTTGAAGATAGTCTTCCCAGGCGACGGAGAAAGTCACTTTTGTTTTACGTGATTCTGCCTGCAGGGATTCTGCTTCTGCGATTTTTACAGCCTTAGCAACTCGTGGATCTATCCCTGTATCGATCAATGTTTGTATCCGTCTTGCCTCGGCTCTCGCATCATCAATCTTCCAGTCGTTAATATTGCCAATAGTCATGCGAAGGGTTTTCCCCGCATATACGCTTTGGAATACAAAGGCTTTTGCTCCGCTAGTTGCTCGGCATGCCAGGGTTGTTACATCTGCATCCCAAAGAAAAGTTTGTTTTTTCCCTTCCGGTAAGGTGAATCTGCGAAGTCTTTCGAAGGTAAATTTTTGTCTTGAAAGCGCCAT